CCAATGCGCACCTGCGAGACCTGCGCGCGTCCCAGCCCCCGCCCGAACAGCAGATGCAGATACTGGTCGTTGCCGGAGAACTCCTGGTACGGGTCGGACACATAGTCCGGTACCATCACGTGCTCGCCATACTGCACCGGGATCGGGGCAAACAGCCGCGCCTGGTTGCCGGAGGCCGACGCCGTATAGGTCGGCGAGGCCTGCAGCTGTTCAGCCGCCGTTGCCGCCGGTGGCGGCGCCAGCAGCGTGTTGATCAGGATGCCGCCACCGGCAAGGATCGCACTGCCGATGGCGCCCGCCACCAGCGCATTGCCGCCAAACCCGAGTGCCCCGGCAAGCGCCCCGCCCGCCCAGGGCGCGAACGCGGCCAGGGCGATCATGGCCACCAGCCCCATAATCGATTTTCCGTCGTCACCGCCGCGCGGCAGCACGATCACCGCCAGCTGGTCGGACGGCGCCGGAACCCGGCCCCAGTCGGCGCGCAGCACCGGCTCGCCGTTGAGCTCCACGATGAAGGCGACCGAGGCCGGCGGGCCGAAGGCCGCGACCAGCTCGCCAACCGTCGCGCCCGGCCACACCGGCAGGGCGCCTGGTACGAGGGGCGTTGGAACAAGAGAGGCGGGAACGGGCTTCATGTGCGTTCCGGACAGGCTCTCTCGAGACAGGCAATCATGCGCCATCCTGCAAACTCCAGATGTGCGAGGCTGTCGAAGCTGACCGCCGGCCGGGCGGCGTGGATCACGCCCCGGTCGCAGGGCAGCGGCCCCAGCTTCAGGTAACAACCGATGTGGATCGGCACGTCGCGCCGCCCCAGCAGCACGGCGCAGCCATGACGGGGCGCGGCAATGCGCTGCCAGCGCCGCCGCTCAGGCGCGGTGGTGAAGGCGCGGGCTCTCGCCCGCACGCTCATCTCGGCAATGTCGAACTCCGGCAGATCGACCTCGAAGAGGATCCGCTGCACCTCCCGGAACAGCCCCCAGCAGTGGAAGCCGGGCCGCCGGTCATGGTCGTCATAGGGCGCCCCCACCAGCGCCTGAAGCGCGGCGAGCTGCCCCGGATCAAGGGGGCTCACGACAGGGTCGGGAACGCGTCGCGGGTGTAGATCCGCCCCGGAAACAGCCGGTCGGGCCAGTCATTCAGCCGTGCCGAGGCGGTTGCCCGGGTTGAGCTCACCTTGACGTTCGCCAGTTCGATCCCGTCGATCCGCTGTTGCGGACCGGCAAGCCCGGCGATGTACTCGCGCCAGGTGACGAGGATCGGCGCCCGCACCCGCACCGCCGCCTGCAGGTGGCGATGCACATGCGAGGACACATTGTCGATCCAGAACGACACCGAGGGCACCTGCCCCTCCTCGCTCGAGGGCGGGGTAAAGCCGAAGGGCATGGCGGTGAAGGTCACCACCTCGCCCGCGTTCACCGGCGCCTCCGCCTCGAGCAGGAGATCATGATCGACGCCGTCCCCCACGAAGCGCAGCGCCACCGGCTCCCCGTCCTCCAGGAACGCCGGGTGCCGCAGCTCCACCGTTCCCAGCATCACGTCGCTCGTGGTCGAGGCATAGGCCTCGCGGATCGCCTGCGTGCGAATGTCGGTCACAGCTCCACCTCCAGCGTCATCGACACCATCACCGCCCGGCCCTGTTGCCGGGTCGTGAACTTTTCGCCCGCAAGCTTCACGGTGCGGGTCTCCATCGCCGTCCCGTTCCACACCGGCATGGTGAAGCGCTTCGTGCCCCTTGCCAGATCGTCGGAGACAAAGGCATCGAACGCTGCGAACTCCGCCGCGCTCATGCGCAGTTCCATGGCAAGCATCCGGTATTGCAGCGTGCCGCGCGGCCGGTCGCGGGTGTTGCCCGCCTCGAACTCGCTCGACACCGGCTTGTTGAACGGCCGCGAGATCCGGAACGAACCGCGTTGCGGCGCGCTCGGAACACCCGCCGGCCAGTCGGGTAGAGACATGGATTGGTCCTCGGGAACGGGCGGCTCGCAGGCACAAGACCGCCGTGGCAAGATGATGCGAGGGAAGACCACGCAAAGGGTGAGCAAGATGCCTGCGTCCATGCCCGCCGATCCGGCGGACCCGGAAGACTTCGACATCACGCCCGAGGCGATGGACCGGGGACAGCGCGCCCGCATGATCCGCAAGACCAGAACCGACCTCGGCCTGTCACAGGCCGAGTTTGCCAGCCGCTTCCGGGTGCCCGTGGGAACCCTGCGCGACTGGGAGCAGGCCCGCGCGACCGCGCCGGACTTCGCTGTGGCCTATGTTCGTGTCATCGCACGACACCCGGACATGGTGGCGCAGGCGCTCGCATAAGCCGCCTGCGCCTCATGCCAGCCCCCGGGCCCTGTTGAGGCCGAAGGTCTTGCCGATGGCGCCTTGCAGCGGCCCGCCCTCCCGGACGCTTGTCGCCAGCGCCCGCTCAAGCGGCTTGATCAGCACGTCGATCTGCGGCGCGCCGCCGCCCGTGCGGCTTTCGCGTGTCTCGGCCGTGGTGCCGGGCGGGGTGACGATGTTGACGACCGGTGCGGCTGTTGCTGCAGGAGTGCGGGCCGCGCCCATGGCGCCAAGCGCCCGCAAGGTCTCCACGAGGTTGCCCTGCATGGCCCGCGTCATGACATATTCGTCCTGAAGCGCGATCACGGCACGCTCGCCCGGCCCCAGCCCGCCGCCACCGTGGAAGCGGGGTGCCCCGGCAAAGACGGATGCCGGCACGGTGCGTGTCGCGCCCGCGCCGCCGACCTTGCCGCCATCGTGACGAACAGCGGCGGAGACCCCGCCCCCGAACAGGCCGGACACCCAGGATCCAATGGCGCCGAAGACCCCGCCGCCACCGCCCCCCGTCAGCATCGAGCGGAACTGGCTGTTGACGAAGTCCCGCGCGATCTGGCGTGCCAGCCCCTGCAACGCATCGCCCAGGTTCTTCGCCTCGAAGATCGCATCGGTCAGGCTGTCGGCAATCCCCTCGCCGGCCTCCTGCATGGTCTCGGCAAACCCCTTGCCCGCCCGTTCGGCCAGCGTGATCTGCGCGGCCAGTTGGTTCGCCCCTGCCCCGTTCCGGGCAATCTCCTCGATGGTCCGCAGCGCCGCTTCCGTGTCCTCGGCCGCAGACAAGTAATCCCGCATGGCGATGACGCGCGCCTGTTCCGCCGCCTCCGCCCCACGCCCAGGCGCGGCCTTGTCGAAGGTACCGGCACGCTCCAGCTCCGCGATCCGCTCCAGCCGCGCCGCCAGGTCCTCGGCCGGCGTGCGCGCCGCCTCGATCAGCCGCGTCACCTCGCGCAGCATGGCCTCCGTCTCACGATCCCGCGTGCTGCTGGTTGCCTTCTTCGCCAGCGCCTGGAAGTCGCGCTCGGCCTTGATCCGGGCAAGGCTGGCCTGTTCGCTCGTCAGCAGGCCCTTTTCCTCAAGCGCGGCAATCTCGGCCAGCGCCGCCGCCCGCTTTTCCTCGATCGTCAGGATCGAGGACTTGATCGCCTCGGCCCGTTTCATGGCAACCGGGTCCAGCGGATCCGTCCCGCCGCCACCGGTTCCAGGCGTGGTCTCTTCGCGTTGCTCAAGCACCTTCCGCGAGCGCTTGAGCTTCTCGCCCCAGGTCGCAAGCTCGGCTTCCGCCGCGCGGATCGCATCGTCAAAGGTCGCCCGGGCCAGATCGTTCACCGCCCCAGCCTGTTTTGCGCGCAGGTCCTCCAGATAGAACCGCGCCTGGTCATAGCCGGCCTGCAGCGCATCGATGCTGCCCGCGAGTGTCGCGCTCGAACGGTCCTCGATGTCGCGGAACGCGTCCGACAGTTCCCGCGCGCCCTGCGCCAGCTTGCCGAACCATTCGAGCGTCGAGATCAGCAGCGGTGCCAGATCGACGAAGGCCTGCTTGAGGTTGAGATCGATCACCCGTGCGGCAATCCCGAAGCGGTTTTCCATCTCCTCCGCGTTCGCAAGAACCCGCTCCTCCACCACGACGCCAAGGCTCTTCGCGCGCGCGATCAGATCGTCGAAGCTCTCGTTCGTCTCGGCAAGGATGCGCACCATGTCCACATTGCGCTGGCCAAACGCGGCCGCCGTCAGCGCGGCACGTTCCTCCGCGCTGTCCAGATCCTTCACCGCCGCCGCGAGCAGGCGCAGCCGCTCCTCGCCCGAGCTTGCCGCCTGGAACTGCTCCAGCAGCGCCGGGTTGGTCTGCTTCAGCCGGGAGTACAGCGTGCCGGTCGCATTCGCCGCCTCGCCCGCCCGGGTCACGAACGTCTGCAGCGCCACGTTGAGCGAGGCCTGCGCGATCCCCTGTTCATCCGCCGCCAGCTGAAGCGACTGGAAGAGGTCGCTGGAGAGACCAAGCGTTCGGGCGCGTTTCGACAGGGCGTCGAACTCACGCACCGCATCGCGCGAGACCGACAACGCCTTGGTGAAGGCGAGCGCAAGCGCGCCAATCCCTACCGCGGCGGTCGTTCCCGCCGGACCGAGCGCCATCAGTGCCGTGCCCACCGGCCCGGCCGACGCCGCAAGCCCGCTCATGCGGGTCTTCAGCTCGCCAACGCCCGTGTCCACGGCCTTGAGCCCGGCCCTGGCCGGCTGGCTTGCCTTCTGGATCCGGTTGAGCGCTGCCTGCCCTTCCGCGCCGAACTTCTTCAGCTCCCGCTCGACGGTCCGGCCATCGAGCGCCACAAGGCGAATGCCGACCTGGTTGCGCTTGTTCATGTCTCGTCTCCGCCGCTTGCGGCCAGCCCGCCGAGAACACCTGCCTCGATCGAGGCAAGGCAGGTGGCGAGAAGATGCGGGTCGCCGCCATTGGCAAGCCGCTGGCGCAGCTCCGCCGCCGACAGTCCCGTGATCCGTCCGCTGTAGGGATCGCGCTGCCAGCACCCGGCCCCGGAGGCGGCGCGCAACACGTCGATCCCCTCCCCCGTGTGCGGGCGCTCCGCGTTGAACGGGCAGCGCCCGCCACAGTCCTTCATGTCGGGAGAGGTCTCCCGGCACCCCTCGCAGTAGCTCGCGCCGCCCCGGCCTATCCAGTCGCCGAGGCGGCGAAGCCGTTTCCCTCGGCGTGCTCCAGCCGCACCGCCGAATAGGCCTCCCTCTCGAACGCCTCCTTCATCCCCGGATGCAGAAGGAACATTCCGATGGCCCGGCGGTCGAGCGGCAGGGCCTCGCCCGCCTCGTCCGCAACGCCCTCCCAGCCCTCGACCAGCCGCTCCATGAGCAGCGCCGACGTCAGATAGGCGGACAGTCCCAGCAGGCTCTCAAGCTCGCCCGTCTCCGGCACGATGTCCTCAAGCCCGAACTCGGACAGCGCCTCGGGCGCGGTGATGAGCGGCGCCAGCACCCGCGCCGCCTCCCCTTGCGCCTGTTCCACATCGATCGAGGTGGCCGGGCGCATGGTGAGCGTCACGCCCGGCGCCACCTCGCGCGAGCGCATGGTGCGGTCGATCCTTGCCAGCCGGATCATGCATAGGTCTCCACGCCGTTCGTGACGGTGACCGTCAGCATGGCAGCCGCCTCCCCCTGTTCGGCGCGCCAGTTCAACTCCGCCTGCAGCCCGCCCGGTCCCGAGATCGGCGCGAACGCCCCCCGCTCGAAGCGCGCCGCCGGCAGGGCGAACACCACCTTCGAGGTGGCGGAACCGGCAAACTCCAGCTCCATCGCCACCGGATCGCCGGCGGTCATCAGGTCGAAGTACGTCTCGTCGACATAGCGCAGCCGCATGGAGCCGCTGGCGGTCGCGTCCTGGTCGAGCAGGAAGCCCGACGCATAGGGCGTGCCGTTGAGCGACTGATCCTCCTCCGGGTTGTTGGCATAGGTGAAGGACCCGCCAAGCACATGCGCCGCCTGCACGCCGTTGATGCGCAACAGCCCCTGTGCCGCGGACAAGGGCACACGCGGCAGCACCGCCGGCGGCGTTCCCCCGACGCTTGCCGCCGTCTTCTCCTGGTTGCGCCCCATGATCGAGACCGTCGCCTGGCGGAAGCCCGCCGCCCGCGTCCAGTCGAAGGAGAGCGAGGCCGCCAGGCACCCGAGCGACTGGAAGAAGGCCACCCCGCTGCGCTTCTCGATCTCGATCGTGCGATAGGGCAGCACCTCCTTGCCGGAGGCAAAGACATGGGTGTAGGGACCCGCCCCGCTCGTCTCCGCCGCCCCCAGCAGCATCGTCAGCCAGTAGGGGATGTGATTGACGTCGAGCGGCACCACCACATCGCCCGACAGCGAGGCGAGCCCCGGAGCCGGCGCGGTCTGGTCGCGGTTGTTCTGGCGCGGCTGGCCAAGCAGCGGATCGGCCTCGAACGGTGCCGCCTCCGCCAGGCTCTCCGAGTAGAACGGCGTGCGCGTGTAGTCGCCGCCGGCAAGCGTGTCGAAGCTCGCCTGATCGGCGAAGAGAAGGTTCGCGGTCTTGCCGCGCGGGCTGGCTGCAGTGGGCATGGAAAACTCCGTTTCGGTCAGTGGCCAGGCACGATCCCGGCAATGGCAAGATCCCGGGGCGTGGCGCGTCGCGCGGCCCCGGAGGTTTCCAGATCGGCCGCCTGCTCGAGCGCGAGGCCGATCACCTGCCCGCGAGAGCCAAGCTCCTCCCGGTCCTCGAGCAGGACGACAAACAGGCGCGCGGACGCACCACCTGGCGCCCGTGCGGCGCGGCGACGTGAAGTCATGGCAATGTCCCTGGTTGGTCAGACAGTCAGATCAGTTCGGGCAGTCGGATCAGATCGGACGTTCGGCGATGAACTCGGCCGAGAGCGTCAGGGTCGCCCCCTTGATGTTGGGCACCCCCGTCTCGGCCAGGTTGTCGCGCTGCAGGTCGGTGATCTCCCAAAGCGAGACGGTCCCGGCAAGCGTCGGATCCGCCTCGATCGCATCCAGGTACCGATTGGCAATGGCGGCAAGGGCCGCCCGGCGGCCCGTATCATCCGGCGCCCGCACCACGATCTCGACCAGCGCCGACTGGCGCAGCTCATAGGCGTAGTCACCGCCCATCGCCTCGCCGATGCGCTCGAGATCGCCATCGACGAAGTTCGCCCAGGCACTTGTGCCGGCTCCGTTGGTCACCTCCTCCAGCGCGCTGTCCAGCGTCTCGTTGCGCCGCAGCTCCGGCACATCCCCCGCCCCCGACACCCCGGCAAGTGCCGCATGCATGGCATCCAGAACCCCGTCACTGACCATCGGAAAGCCCTCCCACGATCCGGCTGGTGATCATGTCTGGCGCCACACGTAGCAATGCGCGCTCGACGTGTTTGACATCCAGGCGAGGCCTCAGACGTACGCTCTTCACAGCGATAAACATCAGGAGAGGCTCCGCCTTGATCCGGCCCCCCGCCTTTATCTGGCGCGACCCACCCCGTTTGCCCCGGCTCTTTCGAAACCCCTTGTCCGCAATGAGATACAGAACACGGCCGCCAGATCCCGGAGCCTTGATTGGCCTCAAAACCTTCCCGAACTCCGCAGTGAACTCGTCCAGGGTCATCTTGCGGCGCCGCGCCCCCCTCCGCCGCGAGACCGGCGTGAACTCGGTCGGAATAATGAGCCTTGCGGTCGCCCCTCGTGCTTGCGCGCTGATGGTTCCACCGTCGCGGAATGCACGAACGATGTGCGGGGCCTTGCTCCATATCACTCCGGCCGGTTCAAGAGTCTCGACCTTGGCGCCGGGATAGACCTTGCCGCGCCAGGTCTTCGACAGGCGCTCACCAAGGCCCGCCCGCGTCACCTGCTGGCGCAGCCGCGTCTTGCCGAGATCCGTGAGCGCCTCCATGCCGCCCCGGATGCCCCGCGCGACCGCCGCTTTCTCCGCTTCCAGCGTCTTTTGCAGGTTGCCGACAAGCGCAAGCTTCACATCCGTCATGCGACATCCACCTTGCACGACCACACAAGCCGGTAGCGGTCGGCAAGCCGGGGACGGCCGACCACACGCCAGGACTGACCGAAGGCGGAGAACACGCCGCCCTCCCCGGGTGTCAGCACGGACGCAAACACCCGGATTTCCGGCTGGCGGCCAAGCGGTCCCCGCTCGGCGAACCCGATAGGCTCCTCGCCATCCTCGACCAGGTGAAACCGGACAGCGACGGCCGCCTCGCCCGGGGGCGTATAGGTGCCATCGCTGCCGAACTCCTCCATGATCGCCTCGGCGACCTCGAGTGCCAGTTCGCGGCTCATGTCAGATCCCGAGGTTGCCGTCACTCGACGACACGGCATCGAGCGCTGCAGCACGCTCCTCCGCCGTGATGTCGTAGCCAAGCCGGCGCTCGAGCGCCGCCATGGACGGCAAACCGCCCCGGGTGAAGTCTTCCTCCGGATCGAGTCCCTCGATCGCGGCGGCGATCGCCTTCACCAGGGCATCGCCCCTCGGCTTGCGCGGTGCTTCCGGCACAGCCAGTTTCTCGGGCGTCAGTTCGCGATACCGCAAGCGCATTTCTTCCGCCGTTTCCGCATCCATCGGCACGGGCCGGCCCGGTGCATAGGTCTCATCCCCCATCACAACGGTGACCGGCAGGTGCATGATGACTTTCTTTCCCTTCGACATGACATGACCTTTCTCTGGCCGGGACACGCTGTACGTGCCCCGGCGGACCACAGGGACGGAGCGCTCAGCGCACCATGATGAAGGCGGAACCGTTCGCGTCCGACGGCACCGGCAGCGGAGCCGCCTGGGTCATCAGGAAGGTGATCGACGGATCATCCTGGTCCCACATCTTCGGGAAGCGGGACATGGGGCGCAGCGCGCGATTGTCCTTGATGGCGCCGTAGGTCATCATCCCGTCATGGGCCTGCGGGGCGAGCAGCCCGCAACCGAAAGACGGGAAGAAGTCGAGCGTGTTGCCGTCGTCGTCCTCGTACTTCTGTGTGTACTGCCAGAAGTCGAACATGCCGATTGACCCGAGATAGGCGGCCACCATGTCCTGCGCGCCCGTGGCAACCGGCCCGAGCTCCATCGAGCCCGTCGCCTGACGGCGATTGTCGAGAACCTCGCGCACGTCCGAATCCGCCTGAAAGATCGCGGCGGCCTCGGCCCCCAGCACCACCTGCGTTGCCGAGGCACCGGACGCCAACGCGACCTCCGTTGCCCAGGACCGCAGCGTATCAAGCGGCTTGACCCCGGCCTCTCCCCAGCGCGCAGCGGCGAGAAGCTGCTTGGTCAGGCTCGGGTCGCGCCCGAAGTCCACTTCCTGCTCCGGATAGTCCTCGCCGGAGACGATCACCTTGCCGGTCTGGATGATCTGCGAGCACATCCATTCCTCGCGCCGGGTGATTTCCTTGTCCTGGTCATCGAGCTTCTGGATGGTGTTGCGCTGGAAACGCTCTTCCGGCTCCAGCTCTCCGGCGAAGCGCTCGCCCTCGAGCCGAACGAAGTTCTCGTCAGGCGCGATCTCGTCCTTCGGCTTCACATAGGCGGGCTCGAAGGTCGTGACCTGACGGCCACGCGCCGCCCGCGCCTTGCCGGGAACGCGCGGGCTCACGAAGGGCGCCAGCTTGCGACGGCGCTTCAGCTTGTCGAAGGCAATCTCCGCCGTATTGAACTGGATTTCCGTGCCGAAGAAGCGATCCTTCAGCCATGCGGTCGGCCGATCGAGCGTGTCGAGCACCTTGATCAGCGCGGTCGTGGAGTAAAGACGATCCATGATCGTATTTCCTTGTGTAAGATTGTGAACGGCCGCGCCGGCCGGCGCGGTGAAGGGTCAGGCGCGCGTGCGCACCGCAAGAGGCAGCCCGGCGCCACGCCAGGCAGCCTCGACGCTGTCCGCGTCGTGGCCCTCCCCGAAGGTGAGCCGGTCGGCGGAAAACTCGCCGGAGAACAGCGCGGGACCGACCACATCGCCGCCACTGGCATCGACGTCTTCGGCCAGAACCGGACCCGGAACTTCCGACCCGTCGTTCGAGGCGGTCAGTGACAGCGTGTACTTGTCGTCGGCGGTGATGCGCCCGAGCACCGTCCCGCGAAGATAAGCGCCACCCGTGATGGTCACCGTGCGCTTGAGCTGAGGGAAATCGCCGGCGGTCAGGCCGCCGGGCTGGTAGTCCACCTTGGCCATGATGGCCTCCATTTTTGGGGAGAGAGACATGCGGAAGCGGGAGACGGACCTCCCGCCGTCAGCATCAGCCGCGCGACTTCCGCTTCTTCGCGCGCTGTTCGGCGGCCGCGACGAGCGACTCGTCATGCGCCGCAAGCTTCGGACCCGATGCCGACCCGCCGGCCCGGTCCTGACCGGGATTGCGGTCGCGGCCGGCCATGGCATTCGCCAGGCCGCCGGTACGCGGCGCGGACTTCAGCAGCGCAGTGGCCCTCTTCGAGGTCATCCTCCCGCGCGCAACGTCCTTGGCAAGGCTCGCCGCGAGCTTCTCCCGCCCCTTGGCCTCGGGTGAGGACATGAGCTCGATCGCAGCCACTGCGGCCGCCGAGCTTCCCTCGGCCTCGTCCTCGGCTTCGTCATCGTCAGTGTCCTCGTCGTCACCCTCACCGTCGCCATCGCCCTCGGCTTCAGGCGCGGTGTCCTCGTCCGTGTCCTCTTCGCCGTCCTCGTCGGCGCCCTTGATGTCCTCCTCGTCCTCCGCATTGTCATCCGCCGCCCTGGAGGCGGGCGCCTTGGACGTGCCGAAGAGATGGGCCAAGCGGTTCTGCTTGCTCATGTCTCAACCTTTCTTTGTGTCAGGAAGGATCAGGCGGCAGCCGCGGCCTGATCGAGAATCCGCGCGAACGCCTCGTCCGGCGGGAGAATGCCGTCGATCAATCCCAGATCGAGGGCCTTGCGGATGCCGACCGGGCCGTCATAGAGACGCGCCTCGGTGGCAAGCACATCGTCACGCGACACGCCGCGCCCGGCCGACACGTGTTCGGCGAAGAGGTCGCGATAGGCATCGACCGTCTCCTGCCAATCCGCCTCGACCTCCTGCCCAAGCGGGCCGTAGGGCGAGCCGGCGGTTTTCCAGTCGCCGGATTTCACCGCCGTCATGGCGATACCGGCCTTCTCGAGGTACTTCGAGATATCCATGTGCAGGCGATAGACACCGATCGAGCCGACAGCCGAGGTCACGGGCGCCGAGATCCCGGCCTTGCAGGAGCTGGCCAGGGCAAAGGCGGCGCTCGCGCACAGGCTTTCGACAACCGCAAAGAGCGGGATTTCATCCGCCACGCCGCGCAACCACTCCACAAGCTCGAAGCACCCGGACACCAGTCCGCCCGGACTGTTGACCGCAAGCGCAATGGCACGGATCTCCGGATCACGGCGCGCCGTCTCCACCGCGAGCCGCAGGCAGTTGTAGCCCGTCACCCATTCCGCCCCGTGAAACGGCAGATAGTCGACGAGATAGCCGCGCACTCCGATCACAGCGAGCGGCCCGACAGCCTCATAGAGCCGCCCGCCGCCTTCCTCATCGATCCACACCGCGCCGTTGACGGGAGCGGGACCGGCCGCCAGCCGGTGCAGGCACTCGACAAAGCCCGCCTCGACACCATCGGCGAGAGCGACGTGCCTTTGGGTTCCAAGCGTGATCATGCCGCCTGCCCTCCTTGCTGGTCGCCCTGGCTTGCCGGTTCGTCCGTCGGCGCGGTCACGGTCATCTCGGTCCCTGGCTCGGGCAATCCGAGCCGGCGACGGTCTTCCCGCTCACGGGCAAGCTGGGCGAGGTTGGTTTCATAATCGCCGCCCTGCTCCGCGCTTTCGCGCTCGAGCGTCGAGATCTGCGCATTCATCCGCAGGACCGCAGCCTGGGCCTCCTTCACCGGGTCGATGTAACCGCGAGCCGGACCGATCCACTCCGACCGCAGCCACGCCGCGGGCGCTGCATAGAAATCCGCCGCGCCTTCCGGAACCTCGATTTCGCCGCGATCCAGCGCCTCCTCGAGCCACGCGTAGTAGATCAGGTTCGCGGCCGACCAGGTGAGGAGCGCCCGCAGGCGCGCCACCCCGCGCCAGACCTCGTTGAGAGCCGCGCGGGCGGACGAGTAATTGACCTTCGACCAATCCATCGAGAGCTGCTCGTAGGTGATCCCGAGCGCCGCCGCGAAGGCCTGCAGGAAGGCGGCCTGGAACGCCGGGTAGCCGGCCGTCTGTCGCGGCTGGGTGTTGAGGTCGAGCCGATCGCTGGGAAACAGTGTGATGAACCTGTTCCCGTCCATGGCGCCGGCGGACTGCTCGTAGAAATTCGCCCGCTGTTCGTTGAAGGAGCGCCAGTCACCAGCACCGCCGCCAGCAACGGACTCGCCCAGGCGCTCGGCCGCATAGTCGGCGCCAAGCTGGGTGTAGATC